CGAGGAGGGCGTCGGCGATGGCTTGCCCCAAGCCGAACTTGCCGGCCCAGTCGCGTACCAACGCCGCTGCAATCGCCTTCGCCTCCGCTCGCTCTCTCATCCCGTGAGCCCCAGCAAGGCGAACCCCAGCAACGAGCCCCCGACTGACAGCAGCTCGTGTGTGTCGCTACGCCGATACTGCACCGCGCACGTTTCGTCGTCGCCGTCGTAGCGCGGCGTCAGCAGGCTCTCAGCATAGACGCGCCACCCCGATTCGGTCTGCCACTCGCACAGATCGGCATCGTAGTGCCACAACTCGTCGGGGTAGAGCTTTCGCAACTGGTTGATGATGCGCCGTCGTCTCTTCATCCCTGCATCCTCCCTCGTCTCGGGGTGCGGCGCGCGTTGTCTGCCGCCATCGCCGCACCCATGGCGACGAGCGTGATGCCCACCGCTTCGCGTTGTACATCGTTCGCCGTTAGCAAGAACGCACCCAGTTTGCGCATGCGTTCACGCGCCGCTTGCTCTAGCATCTCCACGTCCACCGCCCTCACCCCTTCCCGCCTTTCGGGGGACGGGGGCGGATGGCGAGGATGGCGGCGCAGAGGTCCTCGACGCCGGTATCGGCTATGCCCGACGCATCGCGAACCAACTGCACGGCCTCCTCCAACGCTCGCGCCACTTCCTCCCGCGCGAAAGCGGCGACCTCGCGAGCAGCGGTCTTGGCCGAGTCGTCGTAGTCGGAGCGCGAGACGAACCCTCGCCGCGATAGGTCGATCATCAACGCCCGCGCCCGCGCTTCCATCTCGTTCGCCATCTACGCCTCCTCGCGTGGGGTGGGTCGGCTGCACACCCGCTGCCATGTATCGGCGATGACGAGTCGCCAGAAGTACCAACGTCGCCACTGGCTATCGCGACCGGCGCGTGAGAGCACGGAACGAAAGGCCGCACGACATGCTGGATGCCAAAGGTCATAGGCTTGCCGACTGGCTCCCATCTTACTTCCCCTCCCCCGTCCCGGGCGTGCCGAAGCGGGCCGCGAGGGCACGCATCGCCGTACAGAATCGACACGTCGCTATGTCCTCGTCGCACTCGATCGTGTGCTCCAACCCCATCGCTCCGTAGCAGTGCGGCATCTCGCTCGCCGACTCGATCGCCTCCCGCACCACCGCCAACCCGCTGGGATCGGTGGTCGCGAGGGCGGCGCGAGCTTGTGAATGGGTTGTGCACCCCTCGCAGCTAAACCCTGGGAACTGATCGGTTGTACCTATGTCATGCCGATCGAACTTGCATCGCGCCGGAGACGCAAGAAACACTCGGTGCCAAGTCTCAATGATAGCAACGGACCGCTCCAACGCCGCCACCAACTCAGCCACCCGCCCCTCGGCGGTGGCGAGGCGGGTGCGGAGGTCGTCTAGCCGCCCCTCATACGAGCCTACAACGGAGGTGTCCGTGCCACACGACAAGCAGCAACCATCTTCATCCGTGCGCGCGGTCGCTGCTTCGCACTCGGGGCACTTAGTGAGCCAACTCGCCTTGTAGCCTTCTGTTTCCGCTTCACGAAGTCGTGCTTCCGTCTCTTGTAGTGCATCGCCAAGGCCGTTGCGTTCTCGCTCCAACTCCCCCACCCGCGCGGTCGCCGCGGCGAGGGCGCAACGTGCGTCGTCCCGTTCCACTTCCAGCATCGCGGCTTCGACGAGTAGATGCTCGGCGCGCGCATACTCCTTGTCGCGGTCTTCCTTTAGGGCGAGTGAATTGTCGTGCCGGTCCGCTAACTCGCGCGCGATGCGGTTGCGGGCTTCTCGCTCCGCAGCAAGCTCCCCCCGCAGCGCATCCGCCTCCCGAATCGCATGGGACGCCTGCGCCCCGCTCTCGCACGAGCACACGCGGAATCGCTCGAGCTCGGCCTGGAGGCGGTCACGTTCGGCGGCGAGTTCGTGGACCGTGTCGAGACACTGATTCCAGCCAGCGTCCGCGCGTCGTGCATTTTCCCTCGCCTCGACCCGTTCGCGGGTGAGGGTGGCGATGGTATCCATACACTCATCTATTCGCGATTGAAGTACACCTTCACGTTCTCTCCACCAATATGGATCTTCATGACTCATTCGCCGCCTCCATATCTTCCCGAAGGGTCGCTGCCTCAGTCGAGAAGTCATCTAGGCAATCTTCACATACGCTTCCAAGCGCGGTTTTGATTACAATAGTTTGAAGGACGCCGCATGCTTCACAACGGGCTTTATCATGCGGAGGGCTGATGAGATCAGCTAGAGACATCGCTAACCAGACTTTATCGTTATCGCCAATTTCGACATGCCCGGACCAGTCGAGGGCGTTGATTAGGGCGAGCATGCGATTAGCAGTCACTGGCTTTGACATTAATCCTCCTTAAACGGCTTTACGCTCAACACCTCAACCTCTTTAATGTCAATGGATAGAAGCGATGGGGGTTGAATAAGAGCTAGATACATAGCTAGTTCTTTAAACTCCCGCAAGGGTTGATTTGTTACAACCTTTATGCGAAGTTCAACCTCTCGGGCTTTCATTTTGGAAGGTTTGAGCCGATGCCGCTGAGAAAGCCCGGGCCCATAACGCGATTTCTAAGCGCTTGGATGATACTTTCTTTCATTTTCATTATGGTAGGGTCCCCGTACTTTTCCATTTCGAGAACGACCTCGAATAGAACATCAGCACATGCGCGTAGAGCGCAGTCGAAGATGAGATCGACTAATTGATCTTGGCCGGGCGTTTGATCTTCAGACATCTAGAAGCTCATCCATCCAAGAGCGCTTTTTGCTTTTCTCGCGCGGCTGATCTGAGCGCTTGGGTTTAGATTTAGTGCCTGCAGGCGATGGAATGCGACAGCTTTGAATCTGACTAAGCTGCCCCTCTAGCTCCTCATTTGTCCAGCAGTCTGAGCAACTGATCTGTCGATCTCCAACGTGCTTTTCACATCCGGTTTCAGGCATTTTCTCAGCTCCCATTCTATTCGTGAGATTAGATCTTCACGAATCTGTGTGGCTTCTAGCTCAGCTTGCTTGGCGTTTGCAAGCTTCCAAAGGTCTTTGATCTCAACTTTCAAACCTAAACGTAGCAATGCGAGCCGAGATAACTCAGCTCGCAATGTTTCGATTTTGAGATCTCCCACTGAACCCTCCCTGATACGCGCTAGACGCCAGCAAGCACGCGGGGGGCTTACGCCCTGCCTGGCTAACCTAACGCGCATCAGGGAAGGGGCTTTCAGGTAGCTTGGAAGTTAAACCTGAAAGCCTCTAACCCTATCACCCCCACTGGCCGTCTCGCGGTTGGTTGATAAGGGTGAAAGCCGATGGAAGGAAACGTCAGCGCTAGCGCATCAGTTTTACGGGTGGCCAACCCCAACCTCCCAACACGTGATCAGGTAGTCGGAGCCTGCGGCGTTCCGGCGAGGATAGCTGCGTTCAGCTTTGCCTTGTTAGCGATCAGACCATCGAGAATCGCCTGCCGCGAGGCGGGGTCGTTGTCTGCCACAAGCTGTTTGACCAGAGCGAGAACGCTATCTTCGATCGTGCTCTGGGCGGTGATCTCGTCGAGGATATCCTGATTTGAAGCCACTGCTGTTCTCCCTTGCTTTTTGATTAGGTGGATGGTGTAAAGCTGGGTTATGAAAACGACGATACCAAAGATATGCGCGTTAACATAACTCAGCCAACCATCGGACATTAGACCCCGAGCTCCTCCAGGTAGCTGGCACGCTTGCGACCCGGACCGTTCTTTTCCTCAGGGGCGAGCTTCGCGCGCTCAGTGCCCTGGAGCTCAATGGCCAGGCTATTGAGATAGCGCTTGAACGTTGCCTTCTCGCCCTCGAGCGCGATTGCGTCAGCGAGAGAAGCCGGCATCTTCGCCTGGAAGTCGTGCTCCTTCTTCGCATCCCCCTTGCCGGTGGAGCACTTAAGGGTTACAACCTTCGTTTGGGCATGTTCCTGACTGGGAATCTCGAGCGTGGGCATTTCCGTTTCTCCTTTTGATTTGTGGCTGGTTTATGTCAGCCGTTTTTTGAACACAGGATATAGAGTGCAAAACCTGTGCCAACATGAACCCGCGTTCAAATTTTCAGATTTTGAACATTTTAGGTGGGCGCTAAGATCAACGCCGGGAGTTGAAAATACACGCGATTGCTAACATGAGGATTGCGAGGGATTGAATGATATCAATCATTTAACCCTCACGCGAAGGGCCTTCGGCCCGGGTCTGAGTTTGGACGGCTTGAAGTCGATGGGGTTTGCGTGTGGGCTGTGGCATTGGAATGGCAGGACCGTTTATGATCCACCCGCGACCACAGCAGGCTTTTGTTAGATATTGGCCTGGGAGGAGATTTTTAGGTGGTTGATCGATCATTATCAACATGATTTTTTCCGTTGTAACGTGCGGTACAAGGACAACCCTCACATTCGTGATGCCTATCTTCAATACATGGTTGACAGATAGGTTTGGCTCGCAGTAGCTCTGACGCGGAGGCGCTCCGCGCCGGGCGGATGAGTAAGACCTCGTTTGCGAGTTTGAGGATGATTCCTGAAAGCTGCAATGCAGTCAATGGCTTTTCAGGATTAGAAGCATGAGCAAGCTCGTCTGAGATTTTCACAGCCTCGAGCCAGAAGCGACTGCGCGCTAGCCCGTCAACGCTCGCTGCAAGCTCTACCTCGTCTTCGTGTTTAGGCACTGAGTTTCCTCCTTCTGGTTTTGCAACGGTCACACATGTAACCGCGCTCGATCTCTTTAGCTGTTTCAGCTCGGTCATCTTCTATAAAACCAGTAAGCTTAAGCTCTCGCTTACAGCTTTTACAGGTTGCGCTAAGAGTCCAGCGGTTTAACATATCAGACTCCTACTATCCTTAGGATCTGCGAGATCTGCTTGCGTCGCAGAGCATTTAGCTTCGCCACGAGCTTGTTATCAACCACCCGGCCAATGAGTCTAAGGTCCATTGTAACCTCGGGCGTGATCTGAATATCTGCCCAGTTCATACGCCGCCTGTTTGTGTTTACAGGCGCCATGACAGCATCGGAATAGCGGAGCTTTTTGAGCTCGCCCATGAGCTGTTGCATAGCCTCGCGTCTGCATGCATTTAGCTGATCCTGGGTTTGTTTCGCATAAAGCGAACCAAGCGCCTGGGCTAGAATGTAAAGCTCGATCTGAGCTTGATCGTAACCGGGTTTAGCTGTTAAGCTCGTCCTACCGAAAGCGCGGTATAGCTCTCGAAACCTCAGAATCAGATCGTCCACCTCTGTCCTCCTCCACTGTTGAGGTTCCTGTGATTGCGAACACGAGTTGCTGTTCGACGATATAGCGTTTCCCGGTTGAAAGCTCCAGTGCGTAGAACGCGCTTGGAACCTTCGGCAAGCGGTTCAGAACCTTACATGTTTTGATCTCTGAACCGTGCGTGATGTAGATGATCTCTCCCATGCGTGGGGTTGAGGTCATGCTAACGCTTCTGCTTCGCTTGCCATTGCTCGGTGATCGCCTGGGCGCTAGCACCGAAGATCCGACCGATTCCGACAGGCGATGAGTAGAAGACCTCTACCCTCGGCACTATCGCTCGTCGCGAGCGTGCGCGACGCTCCGCGCGTGATGGCACGATCGTCCGCTTACTCCCCAACATGCGTGCTCCCCTTTTCTCTGCACATTGTGCAGCGTTCGTGAACAAGCTCACCGGTTTCATTCATGAAACCCTCAATGGGCTGTTCGGTTAAACATTCATCACACATAATCAACTGTGTGATCTCATCCGGTTGAAGCTCAGCTACCAACTCCTGAGCCCTATGAGCGTTTATGCTCGCACGGCCTTTTCTAGCCTTCTTTGCCTTTTCGCGCAACTGCGCGACGCTAAGCTCAGTGTTTCCCCGGCATGTTCCGTAGCACACTAGGCAAATCGTAACCGGGCTTTGAAAGCAATGCTCCGGGCGATCTTGTTTACAGCGATAACAGATCATGCGGGTTTTGTATCTATCGAACTAGAAGTGGCCATGGGCCACCGGGCGTCGAGCAGGTTCACGCGACTGAACGCTCTGATACAAACCTGGTTACTTTGGTTTCCTCCAAGCAACCAAATCGCACCGTCGTCCCAGTCAATGACAAACGCCACATGATGCCCGCCTGGGCGACGCAGAACAGCTATCGCGCCGTATGTCAAGCCGACACCATAGCCGTAGCTTAGCCATGAGCTAGCCGCTGCTGAACCTGTGACCAGCCGCGCATCGCGACTCATACACCAGTTCACAAAGCTCGAGCACCACGGTATCTCATCGCTGGTGGCTTTAAGCGTTGTTACCTGATCGTACTGTACGATGCGTGGGCTTGCGCCCGGGCCTGGGATCTCATGAACCCCGAGCTCTCCAAGAGCATGGAGCATCCAAGTTGGCTTTTGTGTATTCATACATTATGCAATATGCAAAATGCATGCCAACTTAGATGCCTCATGTTCCTGTCAGTTTTTCAGCGCCACCAATCTTTATACGTATCCATCTCAAAACCTCCCACTCGCAATCGCGAGCGCCATGAACCACGAAACCAAAACCACCAGGGCGACTAGATCCTCTTTCCACATGATCTCAAAACCTCCCTTTCTGGCCCGGGTATCGAGCCACTTCCCATTATGCAATCTAGCATTATTCATTCGTCATTCTGAGCGCCTCTGTGATGGTGTTCATCCATTGAACATTTACGGTGTGTGTCTAGTTCTGTGTGCTCTCTATTGTAACCTTTACTCTCTCTACTTCATTCTTAATAAATTTTTTCTTCTTATATATAAGAAAAAGAGAGAGAAACTCTTACAAAAAACGTGAAACGCAGCGAAAATGTTCAAAACCTGAAAAATTGAACACCAATGCAAAGGCGCTCAGAATTCAGAACGGATAATGCACAATGCACAATGAACATCATAGATACCCCCGATCGCACCGAGGGTATCTGAGTCGTTCACTTCATGAGCGCGTCGAACTTCGTCCTGCTGTGGTGCCAGTTGTTGCGAGTCGCGGGTGCGATCTTCACAACAACCACCAGCCCGCGCTTGATCTTGTCAAGCTCATTCGCCCGCATCTGCGCGTACGCCTCTCGCAGTCCGCGCATGTGCTCCAGTGCGCGCCAGACCGCGTTGTCGCTGGCACGCAGTTCTGGTCGCGGAAGCATGCCTTTTGGAAGTGCATCAACTGGTGTTGCGATCATGTTTATCCCCCACGCATCGACAGCCCAGGCTCTTGCGAGCCCAGGCCATCGGTTGCGAACGTTTAACTGAAAAGCGGGTTCTTGCTCGTCTTGGTCTTCGGCCCGTCGATTTCCGCCCGGATTTCGTTCTGAATCTCGACGACCCTGTGCGCCACTGCGCAGCGATAGAAGTGCTCCATGTTATCGAACCCAGTCGGAACCTGACCCTTCGCGACTGCGTCCTTCATTTCGGTCAGAGTTGAGAACGCATGGTCGCGGCTAACCTTAGTTGAACCCTTGTGTCCACCCTGAATCGTGAGCGTATGCGGCATGATTTTTCCTCCTGGTTAGAGTCGCCCCCATTGGCTACTCTCTTGATCTACGATGAGAGTAACCCGACCGACCCCAAATGTCAACCCTTTTTCCCGGATTTATTTTCATCCTCGACCCCGCTGACCCTTAGCCCAGCTAATGTCCGTTGACAATTGATCCTAGCTAGCTGCCCCTAACAGCTTGCTAGCTAGCTTGTAATAAAGCATACCCCCGTACTAGAAAGATAGAAAGCTAGAGAATAACCTCCTAAAATTCGCAAGTCAAAAATCAGATTTCAGATATCTTAACCCCTAAAAAAATTTTCACTCAAAATGTTCAGATTTTGAACATATTTCAATATGCGGCCCCGGTTTTGCATAAGGTCTGCTTGGGTTATCCCAACATGCGTTTGCTTTCAGATAAGCGTGAGCTCTCGGTTCTTGAACGTCGGGTCGCGATGATGCGCGTCGCGGGTGCGAGCCTTGACTCAATCGGGTTTATGACCGAGACGGATCATAATGTGATTAAGTCAATTTTGAAGCAACCGCATGTGGCAAACTTTATCTTGCTTTTGCATGGGGTTGCAAGCGATGGGCTTGAAGCCGGGTTTGCGGATTTGAACGAGGCGATTGAGAGCGCGTCGCATGAGGCTTTTCAGGTTGAGCTTGAGTCAATGAGAGAGCTTCAGGAGATTGGGCAGATGGCGCTGGAGCCTCAACATGTGATCAAAGCGAAGGTTGAGGCTAGCAATATAGCGCAGGATATCCTAGACCGAGCAGGAAAACGAGCCCCGACGCGCGTTGTCAGTGCCAGCGTGTCAGGTAAAATCCCAGACGCTCAGATCGGTCAGCTGGTTAATGTCATGAACGAGATGCTCGATAAGCGTTGATGGAAGAGCTTAGAACATCGCTCGTGATCCCCGAGGAAGCTCGCACAGACGAGACCCGGGCGAAGCTGCGCGAGATGGCGTGTAGCTCAACGTACTTCATGGGCAAAGCGATTCTGGGGTTTAAGGACATGACCCCAGGCTTGCATCGCGAAATGTGTGACTGGATTGATCTAGAGCGCGAACCGGGCATGCGGCACCTGCATGGGATCGTGCCCCGGGATCATCTTAAGACCAGTGTCTGGACCATAGCCCACTCTATCAAAACCATCTCCCAAAATCCAAATGTGCGAATCCTGCTTGGTAACGAAACTTCGACTAACGCACAGCATTTCCTTGCCAGAATTGACGCTGTGTTTAGACGCAATGCCCTTTATCAATGGCTCTTTCCAGACCTCATTCCTGACTGGGGAACCGTTAAACGATGGAACGCCACTGAGATTACCCTGCCTCGGGCCGAGGATTATCCAGAGGCTACGATTGAGACTATTGGAGTTGGGGGCGCGGTCGTGTCTCGCCACTTCAATGTTATCAAATTAGACGATCTCGTCGGGAAAGCCGCGAGTGAGGAAGCTGAAACAATGCGTAAGACCATCGACTGGTATACGTATTGTGAATCTCTCCTCGACCATCCCGAAGAAGGTTGGATCTTCAATGTCGGGACTCCGTGGGGGTTCAACGATCTTGATCAGTGGATTCGAAAGAACGAACAAGATGTCCAGATCTTCGAACGTGGAGCTTACGGAACCCCGGGGGAGTTAGGAACTGAGACTATCTGGCCCGAGCGTTTCACCGCGACCACATTTGAGCGATTGAAAAAGAAATATGGAACATTCAAATTCAGCTGCCAATATCTCTGCAAGCCCCGAGATCCTGAGTCGGGAGCTTTTGATACCAATAAAATCCGTTATTATGAATGGCGTAATGGCTACATTGTACCAAAGGCAGGGATCGTGGCAAGTGTTATCGATCCAGTCAAGCTCAACATCACTCTCCGCATTGATCCCGCAATCAGCGAAAAGCCCGGGGCAGCTAGGTCTGCTATTGTCGTAGACGGTATGCACAGCGACGGTCGGATCTTTGTTCTCGAGACCTGGGCCAAGCGCTGTCAGCCAAGCGAGATGATTCGTGAAGCGTTCGCCATGCATGAGCGTTGGCAGGCCGCGCAATGGGGAATTGAATCAGTTGCGTATCAGAAGATCTTGAAACCCATTATCGAAACCGCAGCGGCGAATCGTGGGATCTGGGTTGATGTCGTTGAGCTCCACCCTGATAGTAGAACCAAAAAGGAAAATCGTATCAGGGGAAAGCTCGAGCCTTATGTTCAAGCTGGCCTGATCTGGATGCTAGAGAGTCAAGAAGATCTACTTCAAGAGATGAACGATTTCCCAACCGGCCTCACGGTCGATCTTCTCGACGCTTTCGCTTACGGTCCGGACATGTGGCACAAACCGCTCGAGGGCTCTGACGCTGACGATGAAAAGGAAGAACGTCAGTTCATGTGGAGTCCTGATCGGTCTAACGTAACGGGGTATTAGCATGCCGCACATGCGAAACAGAAAAGACTTTGGAACCGCTGACGTCGGCGACTGGGTTCGTGAGAACTTTGGAGTTAAAGAAAATCCAAACTCAAAGCGAGCGGAGCATAACAGATCTAAACAAGATCTTAGACGCTTACCAGAAGCCCGAGACTTCCGTCGTGATAACCCTGATGCTGATTTAGAAGACTACACGCAATGGCAAAAGAGTGGTGGTCGATATCAGGGAAAGGTGGATAAATAAAATGGGAATGGGATCTGATAGCGCGGCTGGTTTGGGAGCAGAAGCTACCGGAATGCAAGCAGGTGCCGGTTCAGGAACTGGCTCTGGCATCGGTGGCCTAGGCTCGATTATGGGAATGCTCGGGAACCTTTTCGGTGGTGGAGCTGGCGGAGCTAAAGTCGATCCCGAGAGCGTCAAGTCCATCGCTAAAGTTGTCGGTGACTTCGGCTCTACCATGGCTTCTATGGATAAGGTCCCGCCACACACAAAGCAAATGATCGGCCAAGCGATAAAGCAAGCTCAGCAACAGAAAGCTCAGCAGGATGCTCTGAATCCTTATGGCGGTGATATGATGCGCTATATCACCCCTGACATGGCTCGGGGAGTGCTCGATGCTCATGGCATTCCCTATGGGCGCATGAGCGTAGGCTGATGAACGTACGTCAACGAGGCCGACGTGATCGAATGGGCGAGCAAGAATCAACCATGATGGAGCGTGCTCATGAAGAGCGTGCTATGTCAAAGCGTTTTCGAGCTGAAGCTAAAAGCTTCGATGAAGGTTCATCTTCATATACCGGACGTCGGGAGCTAGCAGCAACCGCAAAAGCTCTAGCTGACAGCGACAAACTAACCGCGAAGCGTCGCAGACAGGATGGGAAATAACATGAGGTTCGTATTTTTCTTTTTGCTTTCAGGTGCAGCTTTTGCTCTGGATATCCACCCGGATTATCGGTATGCTTATGTCACCTGTCCGACCTGGGGAACCGGCGCATTCGGTGAGGTCCAGAGCTATCTACGAGTTCGCGAAGGCTGGGATGTAAAGACCTCTAACTACCCAGTCGACTGGCAAACAAAAGTCGAATGCCGGTACAAGAGCGACCCTGCGCCGATTGCAGCTAAAGGCGAATACATCGTCCAGGGAAATCTTTGTAAGCCTAAAACTGTAGTCCCGAAGGTCTGCCAAGGCGGAACGCACGATACAATGAAGTGCCACGTCGCAGCCGACTGCCCAATGGGTATGTGCGTCGCGGGAACTGACTCTGCAACCGGTTGGCCTGTGGCTTATATCTCTGTGAGTGCTGATTTTAACGGCGGTGGCACTAGCTTCCCAAGCGGCTGTATCTGGCCCGGGTGGGTCTACGGCGCACCGCCTGCAATGTAAGGAGGTGATTCTCTTGGCAAAGACGAAGACTAAGAAGAAGAAAACCAAGATGCCCAAGGAATACTGATGCTCTACATCGACTGCACAATCGAAACAGCTTCACTCTACGACTCGGAAAGCTTTTAGGTTTCTGGGGATCATAGTATGAGCATTAACCTTAACAGAACCTTCCTTCAAACGCGTCTTCCCAAAAGCGTACTATGATCCCCGGAACTAAAGTAGATCTATCCGAAGCTGAGCTTAAGGAGCTTCAGGATTATATCGAGAAGGAGCTTGACGAGGCGCTTGATGATCATGTTGAGCGCGAGCAACGGCTGAACGAATGGGACCGCGCTTACGTTGGCGATCCCAAACAGATGAAGCGTTCATTTCCGTGGCCCGGCGCAGCGAACATCGAGATTCCGCTGATCGGGATCACGGTCGATAGCATCGTCGCTCGGGTCGTTAACACGATCTTCATGACCGATCCGTTCTGGACGATCCGTGCTTTGCGTAAAGAGACTGAGCTCATAGCGCGCCCGCTTCAAGATTACATGGAATGGTCGCGCAAGAGCGAGTACCAGCTCTACAACGCAGTTCGAACCAACGTAATCGAACTGGTTAAATACGGTTGGTCGTGGTATAAAGTTGGCTGGGAAGTCTATAGAAACCCGAGCTATAAGCCTTCACCTACCGGTGGAATCGTCTTTGACGATGAAATTGTCCGTAGGCCTAACGTTTATCATATCCTCAATCGCGACGTTATCACCCAGTCCGGCGTTGAAAACGAAACCCAAGCTGAATGGATCGCACATAGAATCCGTTTAACAAACAACCAGCTTCGCCTTCGCCGCCGTGATAACGTATACGATATCGACATCGACAAAGCAATCCACGCAAAGGAGGATTCAAACGAATACCATGAAGCTATGAAGTCATCGCGCATGGCTTCAACTTCAGGAATTGAAAAAATCAATGTGATGTATGAGTTCTGGATGGACTTTCCTCTTGGTCCCTCTAGAATCCCGATTCCGATTTTGGTCGTCTACCATCGCCAGCTGAAAAAGATCTGCCGATGTGTCTATAACCCTTATGGCTTCCGTCCGCTTCGTAAATCGAAGTTTACTGAACGTGAAGGTCGCCTTGAGGGAATCGGAATCGCGCGCAGACTCTGGCAAATGCAAGAGGAGCTCAGCACGCTTCATCGCCAACAGATCGACAACCACACCCTAGCTAACACACGCTTCTTTGTCGGGAGGCGAAATGTTGTTAGACCTAACACCCAAATCTGGCCAGGACGTCTGCTGCTCGTCAATGATCCTGCTAAAGATCTTGTTCCCATGCAGCTTGGGGATATTTATCAATCTGGTGGTGTTCTGGAGTCTCGAGCCCTGGCATACGCGGAGCGTGCTTCGGGAGTTAGTGACTACCAGCTTGGTCGCGAATCAAGTGTTGCTGGTTCTCGTGCTACTGCTACATCGACGATGGCTCTTATCCAAGAGGGCAACAGGCGCTTTGATCTGAATATCCGAGATGCTCGAGATGTTCTATCAGCCGTCGGTCGCGATATCATCTTCCTGAACCAGGTGTTCCGTTCACGTGGGCTAGCATATATGGTCCAGGGCTCAGATGGCTTACTGACCGATAAAGCTCTCGATCTCCCACCCGAATTTTCGACTGCTAAGGTCGCTGTCGAACTAACTGCCACAACCGCGACAATCAATCGCGAGATGGAAAAGCAGGGCTTGATGGCGCTGATGGGCGTCACACAGCAGTATTATGAAAAGCTCGCGATGGCTGGACAAGCTATCATGAACCCCCAGGTTCCACCGGAGTTTAAGGAACTTCTCATGCGTGAAGCCCAGGGCGCCCAATATCTCATGAAGCGCATCGCACAAACGTTCGATGTAAAAAACATCGACCTAGTCGTACCAGGAATCTTACCTGATGGATCTAATGGAAACAGCCCGCCAACAATCCCTGGCGAGCTTGCTGGACGTGATCCTTCGGCTCCGCAAGAGCCCGGAATGGCAGGAGCTGAAGGCATACCTGACCCTATTACACAACAGGGCCTTGTCGGATCTATCGGAGCTTGAAGAGTTCAATGAATTCTTGGAAGCCCGTGGAGTCGTCAAAGCACTCAAAGCAATCCTCGGATTTGAGGATGACCTGCGAACGCAGGTAGAGGAATTAAGACATGCCAGAACTGGTGATCCCGGGAGCGAATGACCTTCCACCGGAAGATAAAAGTTCAAAAGTTGAACATGCGCCCGTTGCGCCTACGCCTGATCCCGAGTTGCAGGCTCGATATAGCGAGCTCGAGAAGATTGCTCAGAACGCTGTAAAGCGTGCTGAGGGAGCGGAGCAGTTTGTTGGGCAGCTTACAGCTTCGTTGCAAGAAGCCGCTGCACGCGCGGGAACCCAGCAAAGCAACCTCGCTGAACATCAGCAGATTGATCAGACTGAACTTCTCGCACAAAACCCCCAGGCATTTCTCGATCGACACTTCGCAGAGCGCGCAGCTCCTCTCGTCGCGGGTGTCGCCGAGAACCAAGCTCGTATGAATCGTGAACTAGCCTTCAATAAGTTCAAGCAAGAGAAGATTGAAGGTACCGACAAAAGCCTCGCAGATATATATGGCGAGGAAGTCGATGAGTTCATGAAGAACATGCCCGCGACAACTCGAGCAGATCCAGGCGCTTACGATGCTGCCATCGGCTGGGTTCGTGCCCGACATGTAAACGACGAAGTCAAGATGCGCTACGAAGCTAAAATCGAAAACGAGAAGCGCGCCTTTGTCGAAGCGCCAAGCGGCGGGTCCGGTGATCGGCGTGTGAGCAAGACCCTTAGCGATATCGAGAAGCAAGTCGCAAAGGGCCTCGGGCTTGCTGAAGACGACTACCTCAAATACCGGGACGTGGAGAGCTAACATGGGCATCGAAGTAACAAAGGACGAAGGCGATCAGCAGCAGTTTGATGGGACCAAGCTTCATGGAAAGCTCGACGAAAACCGTCACTACCGCTGGGTTCGTAAAAGCTCCACAAACATCACCAGAAAAAAGCTCATGGGATACACTGAGGTTTCCCGTGATTCCGGCGTTGAGCATGTGATGGATGATACCTCCAGACTAAAAAAGCCTGAAGATATCTCAACCGTCATTGAGATGGGCGACATGATTTTGATGTCCTGCCCACGCGAGAGGTTCGAGGAGCGTCAAAACCGGCAGAGAGCAAAAATCCTCCGGCAGACGCAAGGTGTCACTGCTGCATACCGGCAAGCTGTTGCCCGTATGAGTAGTGCTGAAGGTCAACGAGATCTGACAATTGAAGAGCATCGTGACACATCGGCGAACGCACGCGATAGCGTGACTGAGTCGGAGTTCAACGAAAAAATGCGTCAGTTGCCAGAGGATGAAGGCTCCATGCCAGGAGTCCGCAGGAGATAGCTGAATGGCTACTATTAACATTCAGCCGTTTCGTCCGTATCAGAACACCGCAGGTGGTCCGCCGTTTCGAATGGCGATTCAGGAAAAGTCCGCTCAGACTTTCCTCACCGGTGCGGTTCTGATCCAGGACGCAGCAGCTGGAGGTAAGGTTACCGAGGGAGGCACGAATCCCTCGCGCATTCTGGGTGTTGCAGAGGAAGATGGACATAACGTAACCACCGCAACTGCGAGTGATGTCACTCACTTCGCAGCTGCGTTTGGCGATACGATCTTTGTCGGGAACCTCTCAACTGGCCAGGCTACGGATCTCAACTATATCGGCAACCGATATGGGATCACGAAGGTCGGAAACAACTGGACCGTCGACACCTCAAAAACCGGCACTACTACGAGTCGGGTTTTCATCGTCGACCTTGACCGTCGGGACTCGCCCGGCGATATCCAGGGGCGCGTTCTGTTCTGCTTCATGCAGGACTACACCGCCTTTGGAAGCACGAGCTGAGGACTAAACTATGCCTACTAACACTGGACAGTTTAGTCAGCTTCTAGTTCCCGGCTTGCGGAAGATCTTCTTCCAGAGCTACAAAGAGGTAGATACTCAGTACACACAGGTGTTTAACCTCGGAACTAGCACCCGAAACTTCGAGGAAGACCTCGAGCTGGTCGGCTTGGGCTCCATGCCGGAGAAGCCTGAGGGAACCCCGATCACTTACCAAGAGCCTAAGCAGGGTGGAAAGAAGCGCTACACCCACATCAGCTTCGGCCTTGGCTTCCGTGTTACCATGGAGATGTGGGAAGACGATCTCTATGGACCTATGAAGAAGATGCCGAAGGAGCTTGGAAAGGCCGCGCGAAACGTTCGCGAGGTTCGGGCGTTTAACGTTCTGAACAACGGCTTCTCCACCGAATTCGGCTTCACGAAGAACGGTTCTAACGAGGCTTTGTTCAACACCGCGCATACGTTGCTTGGTGGTGGAACGCTCGCTAACCGTGCATCGACCGATGCGGACTTCGGTGTTGCGGCTCTTGAAGCTGCGGTGCTGTTGTTCGATAACCTGGTCGATGAACTTGGCTTCCCGATCACGCTTCATCCTCGGATGATCGTGTACCCGCCTGGCACCAAGCAGGCGGTCCGGGAAATCCTCGGGTCCGAGTATCGCCCGTACACGAACAACAACGAAGTCAACGCAGTCCGGATGGAGAACTTTACTGAATGTATGGTTCGATATCTGACTGACACTGACTCGTGGTTCGTGTTCGCTGATAAGTCTGACCATGATTTTAACTTCGTTACCCGAACCGAGCTTCGCTTCCAGAACGACGATGACTTCGATACCGGCGACGCGAAGTATAAGTCTTTCCAGCGCTTCTCCGTTGGCGCTGGCGACTGGCGTGGGAGCTTCGGCTCGCAGGGAGCGTGAGCTATGGCTCTCTCTGTAACTAACGATGCCCAGCGTGGAGAGAATCGCGTCGGTTCTCCACGTGACGGCTCAGGCAACCAGGGCCTGGGAATCGACGCTCCGACGGGCAAGGTTTCATATGTTGCCCTTGTGGACTCTGCTGGTGTTGAGTACCTATTGTGGGTAAGCACCGCTGGTAAGCTCACAATCGGAACCCGGGCTCAGATGCTCACCCCTAACACTGCTGGCACCGTTGTAGGCTCGCAGTCGTAAAGGAACAGAAGAGTGGACCTTCCGGACATTGCACAATCGAGTGAGTTGTTTAAAGAACCTGTTGTGGCCAGGTTCCACGAATTTTATCGAAAGTCAAATCCGGAAGGTCCCCTCGGCCCGCCGTGGTTAAACTACCGTGGTTACAATGCGCTTAAATTTCCAACAGATCTTTGGATCTATCAGGAGATCATATCGAAAAATAACATAACTGGAATCTTCGAGAATGGAGTAGCAGGTGGAGGTACGAGTCTTTATCTCGCGGATATGTGTGAGGTTGTAGGTCGAGGGATGGTGGTTAGTACAGATATTGATCTAACTGACGATCTCCCGACGCATAAGCGTTTATCCTATAACAAGGGTGACACGCTCAAGCGAGATACTTTAGATGGTGCTATCTCACTCATGTACACTATGTCTGGTCAAAACGGTCAGCGATTGCTGATTTTAGATGATGGGCATAGCTATGAGCATGTAGAAGCTGAGCTCAGGCTCTGGACTCCCATACTCATCTCTGGAGATATATTGATTGTCGAAGACACCGATCTTGGCGGTCCATACTGGGGCCTGCAAAGATTCATGCGTGACCAGCCCGATAACCGTTGGGAACGTATGGAGTGGTGTGAGAAGTTCTCTCTAACACAAAACCCGATGGGTTATTGGAGATGTAAATGAGCGTCGCGATTGCGATTACAACGTATAGAAATCCAGCCAGACTAGCTGGCCTACTTGAAAACATGTTCTGGTCAGGCATGCCAGATATTCCGGTTCGTGTGTTTGAAGACCCAAGTCCATACGAGGATCGTGAAGAAGTTACACGTGAAATCGCTGCGATCTGTAAAGGCTATAAGCTCAAGCATCACGTTGGAATCGAATGGACATGCATGCAAGGCATCATCGACATCGCCATGCGATGGTCTGATGAAGACTGGATAATCTATGTCCCAGACGATGTCCGCTTTCCTAAAGGAGCGTTGTGGAACGAGTACGCCGGGGTACTCACCTATGGCCGTGACTGGGTTGGAGGGATTCAAGCTCCATACTGGAACGCTACTGATCTCGTGTCCATGGGAGCATTACCGCATCGTGAGGCAATGTGGGAGAATCACTACCTGGAAAAGCTCCCTAGGAATCCACACTGGGAAGGCCCAGGCGTTCCGCGTAAATACATTAACCTGAACGGCGCAGGCTTTTCCATTAGCAAAGACCTCTACACCAAAATGGGAGGCTTCCCACAATGCACATGGCGTTTAGATGAATGGGCCGGCTATCAATGCTGGAAGCAGGGTAAGGCCTGCATCACGTTACCGGGACCCACTCGTGTTCACTACTTTGGAGGAGCCACACCCCAACTTCCAGGGGCGTTGGGATATCATACCGTCGAAGCATGGCAGCAAGCGACCGGGGGCAAAACGCCAGCAGAGACAGGTAACGAGACCGTTCTAATCATGGATAAACTTCCCGATGAAAATTGGGATGGGATGCTTAAGTTCTTTAATGAAGGTGGGTCACTGCTGTGATCAACCTTCATGTTCCAAGCGGGATTGGTGATGTTAGCTGGATGTATAGTAAGCTCTGCAACGTTCCAGGAATGATGAACTGGATTGTGAGCGAGGGCTGGCCAGCGCGAACAGCGCCGTTTTTGAAACTCCTCCAGGGCGTCCATGACGCTCGCTACGCACAGTTCAAATATGAAGACATCATCATGTTTGAATCTGTTCACGGGTACAACAATGGAAACGGAACATGGAAGGATATCTCAACCCGAGGCTTCGATAACATCTACCTCGAATGTAACCGGCATCTGGAAGCTGGTAAGCGTCTTGAAGATTGGCTTCCTGATCTTCCTACTGAGTTTCATTATCCGATTCGTATTTGCACTGAAGATAGAGAACGCGCCTTAGCGTTGATAGAAAACCTGCCGCGACCGATATGGGGAATCAGCGCGGCGAGCTACAGGGGATCTGAAGCTTGGAAAACCTGGGGCTTTGACGAATGGAAGCTTTTTCTACGCATGTGGCAGGATCTTGCAGGAGGCACTATCTTGCTCATGGGGGGTTTCTGGGATGACTTGACACATACCCTAGCATCAGAAGAATCGTATAAAGACATCGTAGGTAAAACAAATGTCCCGAGTATGATTCATGTTCTCGAACAGATCGACGGTTATATTGGTTTCTCGAGCGGTATGGGCATTCTCAGGACGGTTCTAAAGAAACCGGCTTTCATGATGTGGCCAGATCATCAGGTTGAACTCTCAACCTCATGGGCGCCGCAGGCGATGCTCGATAACGGATCGTATGTCGCGTCGCTCTGGCGTGAACCACGACTAGTTTTCGAACGTGCTAAAATCTGGTATAGGGAGAACTATAATGGATGCTAAGAACATTTTGAAGAGTAAAACCTTCTGGTTCAATATAATCGGGGCTATTTTGCAGGTTCTGCAGACAACTGGAGTTATCAACATCCCGCAGGGAATCCTGACCGATAGTCTTGTAGCTGGTAACATTGGCTTGAGAACTATCACCACCCAGCCAGTTAAGCTTAGCTAAATGAGCCTTCCAACACAGGAACCTATCCCACGAATCTTAGGCACTGATGTGCGTGGATGGGTAGAGCGAGTGGTAGAGTTCCTACAAAGGAATATGCTATCGCTCGCTCTTCCTGTGGATGGTTTACTTCTGGCTGATGGAGTTAACAACAACATCGCTGTTGCTAACGCGATGATGCTTAACATCAAAGGACCTATAAACCCGTTCACGATCACAGGAATCGGATCTGGCTCGAGCGGACGCATTTTGGTGATTTATAATGTGTCCGCTGGGGCGATGACCATAGCTGACGACAACGCTGGCTCCGCTATAGCTAACCGAATCAGAACCTTCGTAGGCGATCTCGTTTGTTCAATAGCTCTATTTGTCTATAACGAGCAGGACTCTCACTGGTTAATGTTAGCTTCACGTTAAACGTTCAAAATTTGAAAATCCTATGAGTCGATTTTTCATAGCATCCATGTATGGGGACAGCGCGTTTTTGGGCTTGCGCTTGAAACGTGAAGGTCACAAGGTCCGGTTGTTTATTCAGCATCCGGTTTGTAAGCCTATATATGATGGCATGCTCGACAAAGCCCAGTCGCCTATGCCCGACAGTGATGAGACTGTGATCGTCGATAGCGAAGGAATGGGCTCATTCGCGGATAAACTGCGTAAGCGTGGCCAGGCTGTTATTGGGGGTTCGAAATGGTCAGACATGATCGAGCTCGATCGCGCAGCTGGCATCGGTCTGATGCAGCACTATGGGATCAAGACACCTGAAACAAAAGTTTTTAAAAGCACGGCTGATGGAATCAGCTTCTTAAAGAATCAAACGGATGAGTGGTTTTATAAGCCTTCTGACAACAAGCATGCCTCATGGACGCAAGGCGGTTATGCTGATATGCTCAGTAGGTTTATGAAACTACATCCTTCGCAAGACTATATCCTTCAGAAGAAAGTTAAAGGAACCGAGCTATCCCTCGAGGGCTGGTACAATGGTCGCGAGTTCATCTATCCATTTAATTCGACTGTTGAGGATAAGCGTTTTCTCGCTGGCGATCTGGGCCCTAACGTCGGATGTATGGGGAATGTTGTCTGGACGTACGAAGAACCGCAGCCACGTCTTGCTAGTGCAACTCTTACTCGAATCTCACCAGCTCTTGCAAGGGCGAAGTATGTCGGTCCAGTTGATATCAACTGCATCATTGACAGTGAGGGAACTCCTTACGGGCTTGAGTGGACTCCACGTTTCGGTTACGACGCCATACAGGCGCTTAGTTTGCTAGCTCCGGCTAACTTTGGGGAACAGCTGGTTGAGTTCGCTAACAAGCGCTTGAGTAAATTTGATATGCGTGGCGAGTACGCGTGTACGTATAATGTAAGCGTTCCACCTTATCCTCACACTGACGATGGGAAGCTGGCTAAAGGATCTCCGGTCGATCGAGCTTTGCTTGACTATCCGACCTCGGTTATGCTCCGCGACATCATGCTCGATTCACAGCGCCTTCCCGTAATCGCTGGCTCAACTGGGATCGTTGGAAGCTTCGGCATGATCGGACGCCAACTGGGAGTACTAAGGGATGATTGCTTTAATCTGGTTAAGCAGTTCAAAATCCCTAGCGCGCAATATCGAAATGATTGCTGCGAGCGCGTTTTCGGAGTTGTTAGAGAGCTCGATCGGTTGCTGTATGATAAGCCTTATATGGAACCCGTGCGGGTTGAAGCGCCGAAGGTAGAATATCCCAGCCCGGATACATTCAAAGAGATGATCGTTTCATCGAAATCCCAAGCTCCGGTTCACCACGCTAACAATAATGTGAACTTAGCTGTACCTCCATCTGACGTAAACAGCGCTCCGAAGTTTGAATGAAAACTCCCGAGATTTTTAAAGGTGCGTTGGCTGGTTTGCTGGATATAGTTCCTGTTGGATTAGCTAGCTCTGTCGCAGTTGAAAACCTCGAGGCTGATGGAGGTTCTAGCTTCACCCTTAAAATCAATGGTTCGACTGAAGCATGGACATTCGCCCCGGGCGATAAGCTAGGCTTCCGGATCAAAAATGAAATTAGAAAGCTAACACTCGAACCGGTGAGTGGAACGCCTAACTATCAACTTCTGGTTCACTAATGGGCGCTCCTACCTTTGGCCAGAAACCTGGCGGTGGTGGGGGTGGAACGAGTAACCATCATCTTCTATCTCACCTAACTGATTTCGATGATCATACTCAGTATCTGCTTTTAGGTGGACGTTCTGGAACAAATAACGATGCGCTCCTATCACTTGACGCGACCGGTGTCATCACCGGCTCAGCAGGAACGGGTGTTGGCTTAGCCCTGAATGCGAACACCTCTACAACGTTCAACCCCCATGCCGTCATCAACTTCAACCAGAACGTCACGACGATCGGCCCGATCACCGATGCCGCCCCACACGTATTCGACATGTCGCAGTCCCTCACCTGGGACACGGCGAGCCAGTTTGCGGCTATCGTCTACTTCAACTTTGCCTCTCAGGACACGACGGTCTGGGACGTGACCGGCGCGAACGGCATTTTAGGGTTCTTCGGAATGCTTGTGCAACCAAATATCAATGGGGAAGTGGGTACAAGCGGACAGATATTGCTAGGCTTCTCAGAGCTGCTGGACTTCGAGCCCGTTATCACCGCGAAGGCGACTGGGCAGACGGCTGGATCGTTCGGTGGCTTGTTTCTCGGCAAGACGGACATGATATTCTTGGCCGACACAGGCTGCGACCTCACCGTGCCAGTCTGCGGGAACACGACGCATCAGATTCGGATCGGCGGTGATGGGACGACCACCGTTGCCGACAACTTCGGCTGGACGCACATGGGTACGATCGGCGGCGGTGGCGCGGGGACCGCGACCGTGGCCCGTGATGCAGGTCTCTGGTTTCCCCCGCGTCGCTTGAGCAACGATCCAATCATAGCGACCACCGTCTACGCGAGCGTGTTCAACGAAGATCCGGCGCGCGCGTCACAGAATGCCGGCGCGGGCATCTTCGGATCGTCCGGAACGCCAGAAGCAGAATCAGTGCTTGAGCTCGTATCGACCCCTGGCACTCCACGGGCGTTCCTTACTCCTCGCATGGACAATACAGACGAAGGCGCCTTCTCATCTCCAGTTAACGGTATGATTATTTACAATACCACTACAGATAAGTTCCGCGGTCGTGCTGCTGGTGCATGGGTAGATCTGAACTAGCAATATGGACTTAACTAAATATCTAGCTGAAGCAACCCAAAATCGAGATAAAGCTAGACAACTGGTAGCTAACTATTCAACTCAATGTGTAGGGTTAGAAGCACAGATTCAGCTTTTAGAGCTTCTCATTAAGGAAACCACTCTACCTAAACCTCCACCTGATTGGGAGCCATGACAGAGTTTATAGATGTTATCATGAGGCTATCTAGTGCACTAGGTCCAGTAGGCGTTTTCTGTTTGCTCGCAGGGGTTTTGCTTGTACAGCTTTCTAGGACAAAGTCATATCATCTAGTAAATTCTGAAAAGCTGGATACCATAGCATTAACATCTGCAACAGCTAGTAACGCTAGTGCCGAAACACTCAGGATTGTAAACCTAATGAATGGCCGTTTAATTCGACTCGAGGAATGGCGTACGCTTCATGATACAAACGATAACAATCGCTTTGATCGTTTAGAGAATGTGCTAAGTAAACATAATCAACTATAGGTAAATTCATGCCCCCCAGGCGAAGTAAGAGTGATATTCGATCTATCGTAGTAAATGTAGTTGGAGCTGTTTTAGCTGCATTTATTATATCTCTATTGTATTCGAGTATCAGCCTTCGATCCGATGTGGCTGAATTGAAAGTTCAACAGCTGTTCTATCATGGAACCTGGCCTCCACCGCCAACGGTGGAAAGGAGACGATAATGCCGAGTCGAGTTAAGCTTCTGAACGCTGCCGCTGCTGGTTTCACAGGGACTGTATTTAAGTCTGGCATGAGTGGCTTACCGTATAGTATCTATACCCAAGGCGGTTATGGTCTTGGTGGTGGTGCTGCTGGAACGCAGGGCGTTAACATTGAAGTTTCACACGATAACGTTCAATGGGAACGCGGGATTGGGGTTGTTGGGGGTGAGAACTACACAGAAGCGACAAGCACCGTTCAGGAGCTTGTGGATCTCCCCGATAAGACCGTCGCGTACATTCAGCAGCATCATACGTACATCCGTGCTAAAACCGGCTCGGGCCTGACCGGATCCGCGACGTGCTATTTTGAGGCCGCGCGCTAATGGCATTCGCCTTTCCCATAACATTCGAGGTTCATCTCGAAT